TAGACAACTATCATCAAGATCCAGATGTGATTGACTACGCCACAAGTGAAAATCCGGCAGAACATAAGTCACATAATCTAATTGAGTTGCAAAATGGTCAATTCGCACTCTATCCTAACAATAGAATACGAATTTACGACAATAGTTTAACTCCAGAAAACCCCAAAACACCAGATTTTAAGGTTTCTACACGTTTTTATCAAGTCGAAAACAGTTATGAACGACTTGCGATGGGTAATGAAGATGAATATTTTTGGAAAACCTCTCAAGAGAGAGATAAAGAATACGATTAAAAGAAAAATAAATAATTTTTGCCTTATTAAGGGATAGAAACCCCTTAAAAAGTTCTAATTTCTCTTATTTTAGAACAATTTATGGCTACTCAACCAAATCCGGATAGAAATTTAAATTACATGTACCAAATGTGGGGAACAACTTATCTTGTGACTGATTACCATACACCAAAAAAGGTAATTCAAGAGATTATGCACGATGATTTATCACCAAAAAAACATCATTTAAAAGAACAAACCGAATTACATCAAAAAATTAGGAATGATGAAGATTATGATGACTGGGAGTATGGTACAGAACCAAATTATGGTATAAGTGAGCTATAAATAAAGACAATACTTGAGTAAATCAGTGGTTCAAAGAATATCTCGCCAATTTAAGGATATTAGCTTGTCTTTCGACATGCATCCTGTAACGCGAGATATTCTTATTCTTAAAGATGCGGATGCAATTAAACGATCAATTCGTAATATTGTTCAAACACTGCCTGGTGAACGATTTTTTAACTCAACACTTGGGTCAAATTTATCAACAAGTTTATTTGATTTTATTGATTTTGGTACGGCATCAACAGTTCAGACTCAAATTACCAACACAGTGCAGAGTTATGAACCAAGAGCAGAAAATGTGACTGTAGAAGTCGCTCCACGATATGATGAAAACGCATTTGATGTGACTGTTTATTTTGATGTTATTGGACAAGACTTTCCTAGACAACAATTTAATTACATTTTAGAGGCAACAAGAAGATAAAATGCCTTTTACAAAATTTACAAATCTAGATTTCGATCAAATTAAGATATCCATCAAAGATTATCTCCGTGCAAACTCTACATTTACGGATTTTGACTTTGAAGGATCAAATTTCTCTGTATTGATTGATACTTTAGCGTATAATACTTATATCACCGCATTCAACTCAAATATGATTGTGAATGAGTCTTTTCTGGACTCTGCAACGCTTCGTGAGAATGTAGTATCCCTAGCTAGAAATGTAGGGTATGTTCCACGCTCAACAAAAGCAGCAAAAGCAACAATTTCATTTAATATTTCAACTAATACAACATCTCCGCAAGTTACTTTGAAGTCTGGATTAGTTTGTGTTGGTGGAAACGGTCAAAACTCTTCATATGTATTTTCAACTCCAGAGGATGTGACTGTGAGTGTCACAAATGGCGTTGCTACATTTTCTAATCTATCTGTTTTTCAAGGAATTTTCCTGAATAAAAATTTTACTGTAGATTCTTCTTTAAATCAAAGATTTTTACTTGATAATCCTGGTATAGATACGAGTACAATTAGAGTCAAAGTTGGAAGTAGAACTTATCGTGTGATTGATAATTTATTTGAAGTTAATAGAGAATCTGAAATTTTCTTAATTCAAGAAGTTTCTGACGAAAAGTACGAACTTTTATTTGGAGATGGTGTTTTTGGTAAAAAACTTACAAATGGTGAAACTGTTAAAACAAGTTATATTGTGACCAATGGTGAAGATGGTAATGGTCCAAGAGTATTTACATTCTCTGGAACTATTGTAGATTCAAATGGAATAGCAATTGATCCGACTGGAACTGTCTCTGTAACCACTGTAAATGCCTCTACAGGAGGTTCTTCGATTGAGTCTATAGATTCGGTCAAATATTTTGCTCCTAGACTCTATTCGTCCCAGTATCGCGCTGTGACAGCAAGAGATTATGAGTCGATTATTCAACAGGTTTATCCAAATACAGAATCAGTATCAATTGTGGGTGGAGAAGAATTAGATCCTCCACAATTTGGAACGGTTCTAATTAGTATCAAACCAAAAAATGGTACATCTATATCAGATTTTTCAAAAAATAGCATATTAAATGATCTCAAAAAATATTCTGTTGCTGGAATTAATCAAAAAATTATTGATCTTAAATTACTATATGTTGAAGTTGATAGCACCATTTACTACAATTCTTCATCAGTCGCAAGCGTAGAAAATTTAAAAACAAATATCATTAATACTTTAACACAATATTCAAAATCAGTTGATTTTAATAAATTTGGTGGAAGATTTAAATATAGTAAGGTTACTCAGGTCATTGATAATACTGACAGTGCTGTGACTTCAAATATTACAAAAGTTAGAATGCGAAGAAATTTGAATTCAGTTTTAAATAGATACGCACAATATGAAATTTGTTTTGGTAATAAATTTTATAGAAACTCAAATGGATTTAATATTAAAAGCACAGGATTCAATATTATAGAAGAATCAGACGTAGTGTATTTTTCTGATGTTCCTGTAGATTCAGAGACTGGTGTTTTAACAATTATAAAACCAACAACAATTCCTGATCAATATCAGGTTGTTAAAAAATCGATTGGAATTGTTGACTACAAAAAAGGTGAGATCATTGTTAATACAATTAATATCACGAATACCCAACTACCTGATGGTATAATTGAAATTCAAGCTTTTCCAGAATCAAATGATGTTATTGGTCTTCAAGACTTGTATTTAATTTTTGATGTTTCAAAAAGCACCATAAATATGAAGAAGGACACTATAGCTTCTGGCGAGCAAATTTCTGGTATTAATTTTGATTCCACTTCAAGTTACGCAAACGGAAAGATAACGAGGTAATATGATCACAACTGGTTTTGATTCTAGGGTTAAGATTCAACAAATTATTGAAAATCAGTTACCAGAATTTATAATATCCGAAACCCCTAAAGCAGTAGAATTTTTAAAGCAATATTATATTTCGCAAGAATTTCAAGGCGGAAATATTGATATTGCTGAAAATTTAGATCAATATAAAAAATTAAATAATTTAAATCCTGATGTAATTTCTGGAATTTCAACTCTTGCTCAACAAGTTGGATCTTCAGATTCAAATATTTACGTTAATAATACTAAAGGATTTCCACCACAATATGGATTATTAAAAATTGATAATGAGATCATTACATACACTGGTATTGGATCTACGTCATTTACTGGATGTGTAAGAGGATTTAGTGGAATCGTAACGTATCATAGTTCTACTAATCCCGAAGAACTTGGATTTTCTACTTCAAAATCTGAGAGTCATTCAAAAGGAACAGTTGTAGAAAATTTAAGTGCTCTATTTCTAAAAGAGTTTTATAAAAAATTAAAACAATCTTTGGCTCCAGGATTTGAAAATGTTGATTTTGTCTCTAATTTGAACGTAAATAACTTTATCAAAGAAATAAGAACTTTTTATCAAAGTAAAGGCACACCAGAGTCATTTAGAATTTTATATAATGTTTTGTATGGTATTGATCCAACTATTTTAAAATTAGAGGAATTTTTAATTAAACCCTCTAGTGCTGAGTTTATTAGAAGGGAAATTTTAGTAACAGAATTAATTTCTGGACAAGATCCAAATAATCTCATTGGCCAAGTAATTAAAAATTCAGATGATACTGCTTCCGCTCCAGTTTCAGAAGTTGAAATTATAACTCGTAATAATAAAAATTATTACAAAATACAATTATTTGCTGGATTTGATGATAAAAGTTTAATAGAAGGAACATTCCAAATAACACCAAAAACAAAAGTAATTGATAAAGTTGGTATTAATTCTACTGTTATAACAGTTGATTCCACGATTGGATTCGGTCAAACCGGATCAGTTATTTGTGGAATCAATACAATTACTTACACTGATAAATCAATCAATCAATTTTTTGGATGTAGTGGCGTATCAGCAGAAATATCTCCAGGAT